CCCCGAAACCCTTCTTGATAGCTCTCAGGATCTAATTGTTCTTTGTATAAAAGCTCAAGAATTTTTTGTCTCTTAGCTGTCAAGGATGGTTGTTTACCCTTGCTGTTACACATCTCGTCCAGGTAAACTTTCCAGAGATTATCTAATATTATTTTATTGTTATTACTGTTTACTTTATTTCCTCTGGTTTTCTCTTGGTCTTCCTCTGGTCTTCCAAGCCCCTTCTGGACATATGTAGAAACGTCTTGATATACATGGTAATTCTCCACCTGCACAAGACTTCCAAGCTGACTCTTGCCTAGCACCTTAATGCGTCCATCACTCTCTAGTGCTTTTAACATTCGGTTGACTCTGGATGGACCCCAACGTACCAACTTGTTACCTGCGCTGTACTGGCAATCCTCAGAGATTTTCGAGTAGCTGCACAGATATTGAGCATACCGAACCTTCACGACATACCCTTTGTTGTCTCTAAGTTCAAACACTCGATCTCTCTTGTAGTTGGCGTTCATTAACAAATACAGGAATAGCTTGAGGTGATCGGGATCTCGATACCAGATCGAGTTCTCTTGGATCTGCCGAGCAAGCAAGACAAAGCCTTTCAATTTTCTACCACATAGTTATTGGCTACGAGCCAGTCCCAAGAATCTTCAGAGCTTCTCCATACAAAATAGTCGATACCTGCTCGTTTACATTCAGCCTGAAAGTCTTCCTGTGCAGGACGTAACTTAGACCCTTTCTTCTCAGTCTTCACTTCGACAAAAAAGAAGCATGGCTTATGGCTCGGACCGAACACCATGAGGTCAGGGATACCACTGGTTACTAAGGGTACTCTAGGCTGTGAGTTTTTATAAACAGCAAAACCCAGAGTCTTGAGCAACTCAATGATACCCCTCTCGACCTCTTTCTCAGTCGGCAGATACTTCTTCGCCATTAGTGTGGATACTGTTGGTGGACAGCCTTCAACGCAGTAACAGCAGCATGATGAGCTTCTGCTAAATGACCAGTACACTGCGACAACGATGTTCCTAGATCCTCTTGCCTCAACTGAGCAGGTATGCGTTTAATCTTATTTTCCGCAGACCTGATATCGTCTTGGATTGAGGAAAGCTCACTCTTGAGCGCAGGGAATACCGATCCCACCAACTCAGACAGCTTAGAAGGGGAGTCCATCTTTGCCATCCTCTGCCTTTGGTGTAGAAGGCGTGAAGTCATTAATACTAAGGTAGAGCTTGCCACCTTTGCTTCTTTTGATGTCCAGATTGGTCCACTCACTTCGCTTTTCTAGGAATGGAATGATCTCAGACTTTTTTATACTAATGCTTCCTTTAACGAAATCGGGTGCATTAGCATGGGGATCTTTAATTGAGATACCTTCTGGGAATTGTACGTCAGCCATGATGTCTTTCTCCTTTAGAGTTGTTTTTTAATATAAGAAATGGCACTCGCCATTCTTGTGGTGTTCGTACCTTCTTCTGCTAATGCTCTAGCTGATGCAAGCATATCGGCAGATACTTCTGTGATGTTGTCTGCTTCTACCTGCTTAATTAGTGCAAGTAGCTCCTCTGTCACTTCTTCTGCGCTAATCGGTTCAAGGTCCACAGGTTCGCCATCGCCTGTGACCCACAAGGATATCCCCAGACCCCAGAGTCCTGCTGCCTTTACGAATGCTCTCTGGTAAGCATCCTGCACCGATCTGGCATCGCATTGAACTGCCTGGAACTTGTGGTTCATCACTGCGAGCATCGCAGTCTTTGTAAGTCCCTTGATCTCGATTGTGACACTTACGATGCCTGTGCCATCTGGCAACACCTCAAGCGGATGATCGGTTCTGGTAAACTCTGAAGTCATCTCTTTGCTACTGAGTATGTAATGCACTACCGACCAGGGAATGTACAGAGGATTGAAACCTGTGGTCCCTTTTCGCTGTGCATATTCAGTTACGTCAGTGTCGGAAAGCTCATCCCAGATTTTCTTATTCCAATTCGTTTTCGTTGGCATCGGTGTCCTCTCTTTTTTGTTGGCGTTGTTTCTCGGCTTCTTTCCTACCTTCATCTAGCAAATCAAACATGGCGTTCATGGTTCTTGTCACATACGCAGAATGGCGTTCAATTTTTTCGAGATCTTGCTTACTTATTGGCATCGGTGTTTTCTCCCAGTTTACGTTTCAAGATCCTCACCTGTTTTTCTAAGGTCTTCACCTTCTCTTCTAGAAGGCTAATCATATGTGCAAGGTCACGAATCAGTTTCTTGCGATCTGTAGAATCTGGTCTAGTCATTTGATAACCCCATCAACTGCCCACCCCATCAACATATTGACGGCTTGTACAGTCTCTGCAAATTCTTTTTCTGAAAAGATAATTGGCTCCTCTGGGTTGATGGACAACACGACTGAGGTATCATTTCCTGTTGTTTTTTGTACCGTGATTGGTCCAAAAAATCTGTCACAGCCTATTTGGTACACTTTGTTAATCGCCATTATCAGCTCCTGTTTTGGCGTGAATGTCCACCTCGCAGTCAAGGTAGTTGTTAATTCGTTGCATGGATTCATTCCTTGCTATCCACCATTTGGGAAGTCTCTTAGAATCTTTCTTGGCCGTGATTTGACCGAGTTTGAATGATGCAACCCCATAGGCTCGGATCGCTTTTTTGAGCATAGCCCTGCCTGTCTTATTCACCTTCTTGTTGCCTGTCCTCAAGGAAGCGCCAGTCCCCTAATAGCCATGTACATACGACTTCGGGGATAACGCCACCTGCCAGATACCTGTATACTGTCGAAGGTGTACGAATAAGGCGTGTCCTTGCAAACTTCTCTTTGGATAAACCACTATCTTTTATACGTTGCGCAAGCTCTTTCCTTGCCCATTCTTGATTGTCATTCATAGAATCCCTCTGCCTGTTGGCGAATGATATTCGATATAATCAGTATACAATATACAATACCTATATGCTAGTCCCCCTATCAAAGATCTATATCAAGCTGTTCAAAATCAATGATAACTTTTGAGACTCTGCCGTCCTCTCTATACTCTACAAACACAGGATACCTGCCGTCACCGAATGCTGTCCGAGAGACTACAGCTTCCCCAAGATGAGTAAATATTTTGACGTTACCTGCCATGCCGTCTGTTGTGGCACCGATGACCGCATCCATATAGCTACTATCCAGTGAATCCAGATAGCAAGGATCGGCAATAACGATTGTCCCAGAATCTACTGTGATAGTTCCTACCTGTTTGATTACTTTTGACATTGTGTGTCTCCTTTGAGTATCGGATACATCAAGTTCTCTAATTCTGTGATATGATTTTGGATGTCTTCAAGGTCTGACATCTTGAGGACTTCATCCAACATATCATCTTGAGCAGTAGCTATTGAGATGCTTAACTTTTTCACTATCCCAATTTCCTTTTTTCTTTGATCTTCTGGCATTGTGTATCTCCTTTGTTTACCAGTTTATAATGTGTACCTACCCTAACAAACCACCATACCATAGACATCCAATAATGACATATACTAATGTGACTAGCGTAATAGCTTCTTGGTTGGTTATACCCTTCATTGCGTATCTCCTTTGGATGCGGCAAACATTTTTTCTGCCTGTTGTTTAGTGAATTTATATCTTTGGTTATTCTCCAGATTCATACAGACAAATGGATACTTCCGATTGCGAGGTTTGTATCCTACCAGAGAAAAACTATTTTGATTCCATTGCCCGATTTTATTCAAATCCAAAACCTTGCCGCCATACTTTTGTCGGTATTCGTTTTCTTCTTTTAATGCCTTTGCTGTTGGATCTTCTGCATTCTCTAAAGAAACTCGAAAACCTGTAAACCTTATATAGTCCGAATCATACCGAGCATTGCCTAATTCAAATGTCAAGCCATGCGCATTTAGAATAGGAGTCATCTCTTTTTCTAAAATATCCCTAATTCCTGTTGGATTTATCTCTGTTACTTTTGGCATTGTGTCTATCTCCTTTAGTTTTGCGCTGTAATAAATTCTATGTCGGTATTCACTAATTTTTGACAAGGCTCTGGCAACTCGGAAAACTTTATCTCCTTGCCGTTGTGCTCGCCTAATGCTCCTTCTGTCCATTGTCCAAATCCTTGCGGATGATGGGGATTCTCGCCCATTGCCCTAGCTTCATAAAACTCAAATCTACTTCCCTTTATATTGAAGTAGACTGTATACCGATCCGCAACGCTAGGTCCAAAATCATAGACTGCCTTTATCTTTACTGTCATCATTCTATCTCCTTTAGTGTGTTGAATCCTATCTCCTTATTTCCTGCATATAGCTTGTCTAGATTGATGCCTTCACTATATGACCATCTCCATACCTTCATGGGTAAATCGTTAAGGTCCATATCCAAGTACCTTTCATATTCTCTTTCAGCTTCATCTTTTGCCGATGTATGCCAGTTTCTCAATACCTGCCTGTCCCTGCCGTTGCCGAATGTCAATAGTATGGAATCGGTTATGGTGTATTCTAATCTCATAAAATCTTTTTGTGTTTCCTTATCTCCTTGCCATTTCATTATTCTATTCTCCTTTAGTTTCTGGTTTTACTAGTTTTTATAGGTTTTTATTGCGCCATTTTTCGGTGCGCATAATGGCCTCGGCTATTCCTATTCCTATTGCCCATATCACTAGGTAAGCTATAAACGCTATTACTGCGATATCGTCATTACCATACATGGTTTATCTCCTTATTTGACGTTGATGTTTTTACTTCTTTCCTACATTGGACTAGGATAGTTTTGACACTTCCTAACCCCGACAACTTATACAGCTATAAATATTACTTTTTCGTCTATAAATCTTTTCTTTGCTTTTTCTTCTAAATGTCTTTCAATTACTGCCGTCAATTCTGTTCCCTCAAGATCTTCTGGTTCTGGTTCACGTGTAATCCAGAACTCAACTAAATCCCCACTATCCAGAACTACGTTTATCTCTTTACCTGCAAGCCTACTACAAGGCCATTCTCTAGACCATTCTGTAGGTACTTGAATCCTGAGAGTTTGTTCTGTTGTGTTTTCCATTATTTTTCTCCTTTAGTTTACCAGTTTTTATAGGTTATTAATGTCTCTAGATATAGTGGGATTGCTGTTTATAATGTCTCTCAATTCTTTCAAGTGTCCCAATTCTCTCTCTACATATTCGAGAGCCTCAAGAATCGCCTCCATGTAGTTGTCTCCGCTATAGATTTGAATATCGTACCCTATTATCTTCACTATTTTTCTAGCCTCTCCTAGTGTCATTGTGTATCTCCTTTAGTTTAGTTTCTGTTTGCCGATTTTGTGCCGATCGGTTTAAAATTCTCGGATCGCTTTAAAATTCAAGCACCAAATACCTAAATCCAGGTACTCTTATTACTGTCGTGTTGTCGTGTAGTTCCTCTAGTGGCATATCGTATGCCTCTTCCAATTCTTTTCTGCTGTCATATTCAGACCATTCGCAGCAGATGCCTATCATATCAAACTCTACATTTGATCCAGTATCTTCTGCTAGATCATCGTAGTACTGGAAGAGTTGTTCCAATGCTTCATAAGAAAAGTCTTCTTTTCTTTCTGCCGATAGCTTGAATGCATCAATGAAAGTGTGTTTTGTTACTGTTTCGTAAAACATGGCGTCTCCTTTAGTTTCTGGGTTTTACTTCTGGAAATATGCCTTACCATTATCGGCAAGGATTATGATGGAGGCCGAGTCTACTCTATTGCCGTCGGCATCCTGGAAATATCTGTGGCCTTTCTTGGGATTGAAAATTAATTCCTGGGAATTTTTTGGGTCTATGTTCTGCCGATTAGTTGATGTCCCTATCCAACACTCTTCTGCTCTTAACCATGCGTACACCGAGCGCTTGCCGCCATTCAAAGTGACTTCGAATTTCTTACCACTAGGCTGTTTGAATGTAACATTAGTAGCGACTAAGCTAGAAGTGTGGCGCACTCTTTTTTCTCCTTGCGGATAATAGGACCACAAGGAGCTAGAATCTTTAGCATTCAAATTTCTATGCGCTTGTTTCAGTTTTCCTATGTACATTATACTGCTACCCAAGCGGTACGATTTTCATCGAGTAATACAGCTTTTGCGTAGTCGATTTTTCTGCCGTCAATGTGGAAGTATCTGTCTCCTTGTGGATAGAATCCACAGCCTAGTTTCTGCCAAGTGTGGTTCGGATATTGGTGTCTTCTATGGTAAATCTCGGCAGCTTCTAGAGAGATATGGTTGGCTTGTACTTTAGCGAATACAGATTTGTACTTGTAGGTTTTATGTGTAGATGTTCCGCTGTAATACTCCTCAAAAGCTATTCCACTAGGATGCTTGAAGGTTACGTCCTCAAGAAGTAAGCTAGCGGCGTGTTGTACTTTCTTATCTTGTGGCCTCTTGTAGGACCATTGGTTCTGTAGTGCCTTAGTTGGGTCATTGATCTTTTTTAGATTTCTGTAGGCTTGTATTTTTGGCATGGTATCTCCTTGTGATTTTCTATACAAGTATAATAGCGGTTTACTCTCTCATATGCAAGTGTAATATGATAGGGAAGTAATAGGAGAATGGCGGGCCTTCTTTCATCGGCTTGAATCAATCAAGCGCATAAGAACCGAATACAAAAAAGGTTCGCTACTTTTTCCGAGTGAGGGAATTCCCTCGGTTGGGTTTTGGTCCTTGTGGCCCAAAAACTTGAGCCTTGCTGCCTATCCTTTCAGATCGGTTTTAGGGCCGATCCTTGGCAACCCAGGAGCTAACTAATGTCATGAGTCATGTTACATAGACGAAATAGCCGTGTGGCAGCGTATGGCATCCCAAAATCTATTATAGGTATTGATTTACCTGCCCATTTACCTGCCGAATAGACCCCCTTGGAGTTCAGGTGGGGGGGAGGGTTTATGTAGCCCGACACACACTAACTTGACGTAATGGGACTCATATACGATTTTGAAATAACTATAGGAGACACTATGAACAATCAGCAATTAATTGAGCAATTACGATCCCGTGCAAAGTTTCATGCTGGATTAGACTGGAAGTTAATGCGTCAAGCTGCGGATGCGTTAGAGAGTACTGGTTCTATAACTGGTGAGACTGTAATGGGATACTTTACGAAGCATGAAATCAAGCTACTTCCGTGGCAAACAAATAAGCTGTTGAGTAAGCCTAAAGAGTAGGGCCATAGTTGTTTCTGGTATGGAAGACACGTTTGGAAGACCCCCATACACCCCCCAAGCTATTGCACCACAACGAGTTTTTCCTGTATTATTTTATAGTCTGGAAGTAGGGTATGGAAAACCAGAGGAAACAAAGTAAACAGTTAAAACAATAAAAGATTATATGTGGAGGTCTTATGACTGAACGCATAACGTGCATGGCCTGTGGTCAGAGTCAGGAGCCTACGATCCTCTGGCTTACTTGTGAGTACTGTGGTATAGTTCTTGAGGAACATCCACACTTTAGGAGAGATGATGGCACAGATAAAATCCGAGAAGGAAGTCTCTTCCTTGGGAGACACTCTTACAGTTTACCATTGTCCGACTACTGAGATTGTCTATGTTCGGCAAAACACCGAGATTGGTATGACATCTATCCCAATGACTAAGTATTGGCAGAGGGCCACAGATGATGAGAGGCATGAGGCTAAACGAGCAGTCGAGAAGAAGTATCCATCCCTAGAGATGTGGTGGTGACAGCCAGAGTCTTGGTGATATTGCTTTTTCTCTTGATAGCCCTTGCCTGTTCTGCGAGCATGAGTAATTGCTGGTATGGAAACGAGAGTGTTGTCTGCTGTTCAAACGGGAGGTGTATAGATGCCGTATCGCCTTAAAGGGAAGGCCGTTCAGGTCCAACGAAAGGGTGGACTGTGGCACACGCTAAAGACTCATAATACGTTGAACATGGCACGAAAGCACTTACGAGCCTTAAAAATTAACACAGGCAAATAATTAACAAGGGGCAGGTTTTAATCATTATGGCTTTATTATTTCCAGGCACAGAGACTGAAACGGGGGGCAACCCCGAAGACGGCAGAAAGACCGATATCAAGACTGACGAGACTTTGTTGGAAGATCCACGTTACCAGACAGTTTATGATTTTATTCTTGCAGAAGAAGGCTATGCACCTATAGGAAAGAAAGACAGAGATGCGTTCAGGGCTGGCTATGGCAGTGATACCATAACGCACGAAGACGGAAGTTATAGTGACGTAACAGAGGGTATGGAGTATTCTACAGACGCTGCCGAGAGAGACTTTGCCAGAAGGCTGAGTGGTGAGTTTTTGCCTAGAGTCAGACATTCAGTGGGTAAAGAGGTATTTGATAGCTTGGACGCAAATCTTCTGGCTATCTTAACTTCATTAACCTACAACTACGGACACATTAAAGCAGAAGTGCTAAATGCACTGAAGACTGGAGACAGGGAAGACGTTGCTCTAGCCATTCAAGGTCTAAATCCAGAAGATACCACACTTGTTTCTCGTAGGCAGAGAGAGGGTGAGTTTCTTCGCTTACCATTTACAGACTTGTTTACACCATCAGCAGAGGACCAAGGATGGGAAGGCGTTCCACATAAGCTCCCTGAAGATGTTGTGTCAGATCGGCCTATGTCAGGATTACTGGCAAGCATTCTTCCAGTAGAAGGTATTCCAGTGATGGGTCAGTCAGTAGAAGGAACACGCATGGGCAACTTGAATGAGGTTAGAGGATTATTGGGCAATAAATAACTAATGGATTTCTCCACCTCGATTGCGAAGTTTCGCAAAGACCCCACGCTATTTGTTACGAATATCCTTAATGCCGATCCCGATGAATGGCAATCTGAAGTGATGGCTGCTGTCGCTAATGGTGATCGTGGTATCTCGATTCGGTCTGGTCATGGAGTCGGTAAGACCTCTTGCTTGTCCTGGTTAGCACTATGGTGGATTTCCTCACATCATAATGCAAAGGTCGTGATTACTGCACCAACATCTGCACAGCTACATGATGCACTGCTTCCAGAAGCAAAGGCATGGCTCAAGCAATCACCTGAAGGCTTTAGGGATATGTTTATTATTAGGGCCGACAGAATAGAACTGGCTGCTGATCCAGAGCGTAATTTTATATCTGCTAGAACATCGAGAGCTGAACAGCCTGACGCATTGCAAGGTGTACACGCTGAACACGTTTTGCTGATCTGTGATGAAGCCAGTGGTGTCCCCGAATCTGTGTATGAAGCTGCTGGTGGTAGCATGAGTGCATTACACGCTTCAATGGTACTGGCTGGAAACCCTGTCAGAAGTTCTGGATATTTCTATGATACGTTTCACAAGTTATCTGATCGTTGGTCTACATTCCATGTATCATGTGAGAAAACACCAAGAGTCTCAAAAGAATATGTAGATGAATGTAAGCTGCGATATGGTGAAGAATCGAATACATATCGTGTGCGTGTACTTGGAGAATTTCCAAGAGGCGATGATGACACAGTAATTAGCATGGATCTCACCGAGAATGCTATCAATCGAGATGTGATGCCGACTCAGTACAGCCCGACTGCTTGGGGCGTTGACGTAGCACGATTTGGGTCGGATGCTTCTGCCCTATGTAAGCGAAAAGGTAATGCTGTTACAGAACCGATTAGACTCTGGCGTGGCTTGGATACTATGCAGCTCACGGGTGCGATTAAAGCAGAATATGATACGGCAACTGAGAAACCTGAAGAGATATTCGTAGATGCAATCGGACTCGGTGCTGGTGTGGCCGACAGGCTCAGAGAGCTTGGCTTACCAGCTTATGCAATCAATGTGTCAGAGAGTCCTGCAATGGGTGATACCTATTTGAACCTTCGGGCAGAATTGTGGTATAAGGCTAAAGGTTGGTTAGAAGGGCGTGATGTACGGCTACCCAAAGATGATCGCTTGAAGGCTGAACTAACAACATTGCGATATACCTACACATCTAGCGGCAAGGTGAAGATAGAATCTAAACAAGACTTGAAGAAGCGTGGTGTTGCCAGTCCCGATGCTGCGGATGCGTTTGTGTTGACCTTTGCGTCCGATGCTGGTACTGCTATAGGGGGTAGATCTGGCAGAAGGATGGGCAAACTAAAAAGAGATTTAGCAGGAATCGTCTAGGGGGTTACGGCTATTATTGGCGTGGTAGCCTGACTTAAATAAACAAAGGTGTCTCCCTCCAACACGGGTGTTGCCCCTAGACTCACCACACAACAGATTAGAAGAAGACCGCTCTGCGGTCCGTTCCGCGGTCTTTGGGGGTTTCTCTTCGCCGAGCTTGCCCTCAAAGGCCGTTACTGTTGAACATTAGAAGAAATAAGAGTAAGTTCGGAAAGCTAACTTTTAACAGAGTGGTATAATTTGGCGTATATAGACGAAGCCGAAACCGAAGCTGGTATAGGCATGACAGAGGATGAACTGCAAACTGTAGTTCGCCAGTACATCGAAGACGCTATCCGATTCATTGATGATGATATCAGTCCACTTAGGGCGGAGTCTACTCGCTACTACAACGGTGAGCCGTTCGGTAATGAGGTAGATGGGCGTAGCCAGGTAGTCAGCAGGGATGTCCGTGATAGTGTACAAGCCATGCTTCCATCATTGATGCGAGTATTTTTTGGTGCAGAGAACATGGTGGAGTTTGTACCGAGAGGCCCAGAAGATGTAGCAACAGCAGAACAAGCTACAGATTATGTCAATTATATCCTTCGTGAAGATAATGACTCAGTGGGAATATTTTATAGCGTATTTAAGGATGCACTGGTAAATAAGGGCGGTATTGTTAAATGGTCATGGGATGATTCAGTCGAAGTTCATACTTATAACTTTGAAGGACTGAATGAGGCAACACTGGGATTATTACTAGAGGAAGAAGGTGTTGAGGCAGTCTCAGTAGAAGGAGTCCCAGACCCGAAAGTACCCCCAGAACAAGTTGAGATGATGGCAGCACAGGGCATGGAACCACCTATGCTCTATGACGTAGAAATTAAACGTCAACGACATAGGGATCGTGTTCGTGTTGAGACTATGCCACCTGAAGAATTTTTTGTAGACTCGGCTGCTACTAGCCTCGATGATGCGATGGTGGTCGGACATAGAACGATGTCCACAGTCAGCGACTTGGTAGCTATGGGCTATGACAAGGATATGCTAGATGAGCATCTGTCTGATGAAGTAGCGTTTACCGATAACGATGAATACTGGGCTAGATATCCAGATCGCACAGTTCCTGGACCACTGTCATCATATAACCAACGCAGAGTATTGTATGTCGAAGCGTACTGCTATGTAGATTATGACGGAGATGGTCTAGCCGAACTCAGGCGTGTATGTACAGTCGGTTCAGGATACCATGTGGTAAACAATGAACCTATTAGTAGCATTCCATTCGCTGTATTTGCTTGTGATCCAGAGCCTCATGTATTCTTCGGTTCTGATGTTGCAGATATGACTAAGGACATTCAGCGTGTGAAATCAGCAGTGCTTAGAGGTATGCTTGATAGCTTATCATTCGCATTATATCCACGCACTGGAATTGTCGAAGGCCAGGTCGATATTGACGATGTGCTGAACCCAGAAGTTGGTTCGATCATTAGAATGAGAGCGCCAGGGATGGTCCAGCAGTTGAATGTTCCATTCCTTGGCAGAGAAGCATTCCCAATGATGGAATACCTCGATCAGATGAAATCATCGAGAACTGGACAGAGTGGTGCATCACAGGGGCTTGATCCAGATGTGCTTCAGTCCACAACGAGAGCAGCAGTTAGTGCTACAATGAAAGGTGCAGAACAACGCTTAGAAATGATTGCTCGCTTGTTTGCAGAGACAGGATTCAAACCATTGTTCAAAGGCTTGCTACGACTCATTATTGAACATCAAGATCAGGAACGAATGGTTAGACTTCGCAATAATTGGACTCCTATAGATCCTAGAGTTTGGGATTCTACTATGGATGTTTCCACGAATGTCGGATTAGGTTCAGGCATGACCGATGAGCGTTTAGCTGCATTAACTCAGATCGCTGGTAGACAACAAGAAATCATGCAACAGATGGGTCCAAATAACCCATTAGTAGGACTCGGACAAATACGTCATACATTGGCTAAAATGTTAGAGATAAGTGGGTTCAAAGATTCAAATCAGTTCTTTAATCCGATACCTCCAGATTATCAGCCACCACCACCACCACCACCTAAACCAACCCCAGAAGAACAGTTGGCACAGGTGCAGATGGCTGATATCCAAGCTCGTACTGCTATCGACCAGGAAAAATTACAACTTGACGCTGCGAAAGCTCAAATGCTTAACGAGCGTGAAACCACAAGAATAGCTGGCGATTTAGCATTACGAGAGAAGAAGTTTGAAGATGATGTCGATCTTGAAATTGTTAGAGGAGCGATAAAGGAAGAAACACAAGGTGAATGAGCTGTCGGCAGAGCAGAAAGGTCTTAGGGCGAAAGAGATCCTTGAAGATCCAGTATTTGTCGAGGTCTTAAAAAAGACCAGAGAGAATATAGTTGCACAATGGACGCTAACAGACTTAAATGCAGTAGGCGTTAGAGAAAATTTATATATGCAAGGCAAAGGCCTTGATGAGATCGTGCGAGGACTCCGCACCCTGGTAGGTGATTGGGCTATGGAGCAATCTCGTAATGTTTCAAAATCTAAAAGAGGAAGGAAATCGTGAGCGAAACTACAACCACCAACCCAGTAGGGACCGAAAGTTCCGAAGGGAGTGGACGTAGGCGTAATCCTGGGGAGATTCAGGATGCACTTACCACAATGCTCAGAGGAGAATACGCAGAACCTCAAGAAGAGGAACAGCACTCTGACTCCGAGCTAGAAGATGGCATCGAAGAAGATGGCATCGAAGCTGAGTCCTATGAAGACTCAGAAGAAGTAGATGAGATAGTCGAGGAAACTGATGATGAATATTCTGAAAGTGATACTGCATCCTACCGAGTAATTATAGACGGCAAAGAGATGCAAGTCCCACTTGACGAACTCATATCTGGTTACCAACGGGGATCGTCATTTACACGGAAGAGTCAGGTATTAGCTGAAGAACGTAAAACCTTTGAGGCTAATACAGTGGCTGTTCAGCAGGAGCGAGAGTCGTATGCGACTGTGCTTCAGCAACTTCGACAGCAAATGGATTCTGCATCGCAGCCGAATGTTGATTGGGACCGCTTGGAAAGGGAGAACCCCGTTCAATGGCTAAAGCTCAAAGAACTTGAGCGAGATCGGCAAGCACAGGTCCACGCAGTGCAGGAAGAGCAAGTTCGTATGCATCAACTTTTAGAACAGCAAAATTCTGAAAGAATGCAAGGACAACTTGAATCAGAACGTGCCTTGGTGTTGAAGAAAATCCCTGAATGGTCCGATAATGAAGTTCAAGGCCATGAGCAAAGAGAGTTGTTGCAATTTGGTTTATCACTGGGTTTTAGTGAGGGTGAACTAAATAATATCTACGATCACAGAGCCTTAATAGCTTTGCGTGATGCGTGGAAATACAACCAGCTTGTAAATGGCAAGAAGGTCAAGTCGGCCAAATCTAAAATCAAAAACGCAAAATCTGGTGGCAAACAAATGAGCCGACAGATGCGTGGCCGTAAAGCAAAAGCCCAAAGAGCGAAGCTGAGAGAAACTGGTAAAGTTAAAGATGCTGCGTCTTTATTGGGTGCAATGCTCACGGAATAACTATAAGGAAATAGAACAGTACAATGGCAAATCCATTAGCTAATACGTTTCAGACTTATGCAGCCAAAGGAATCAAGGAAGATCTTTCTGATTTGATTGCTGATATAAGTCCAACCCAGACTCCATTCCAGAGTAATATCGGAACTAGAGATGCTGAAAATACCTACTTTGAGTGGCAGACAGACTCTTTGGCAACAGCATCTGCAACGCCCGTAATGGAAGGTAATGATGTAGGAGAAGCTGGGTATACGGCAGTAACTGCAACCGCTCGTTTGGGGAATTACTGTCAGATCAATATGCGTGATTTCATTATCTCAGCTACTGAGCAGACTGTGCTAAAAGCTGGTCGTGCTTCTGAGGTAGGCTATCAAGCAGCAAAAGCAGCGAAAGAACTGAAGAGGAATGTGGAAGTGGCTTGCCTACTCAATGGAGTGGGTGCTGTCGTTGGATCATCAGGGACCGCAAGAGTAACTGCTGGATTCCCTGGCTGGATCAAGACCAACGAAACTTCCACCAACGTAACTGCACCTAGTTATTCGGGATCAACCCCAACAGGTGCAGGAGAGGTCTGGAAGACTTTTGGAACGCCTACAGCGTTTACCGAAGCAATGCTCAAGACCACGATGCAGGAATGTTTTTCGTCTGGTGGTGAGCCATCAATGTTGATGGTGAGTCCTTTTAACAAGACTGTTGTGAGTGGATTCTCAGGAATCGCTTCCAGCCGTTACAATGTGGATGGTGCAGAGCCGTCCGTGATCATTGGGGCAGCAGACATTTATGTCAGCGACTTTGGTAATTTGTCCGTTGTACCTAATCGCTTCTTCACGACAGTGATTGATGCTGGTGCTGGTTCACTGATGAATGACTGGGCCTTACTCATTGATCCTGATGAGGTGAAGATGGCTACGTTGCGTCCGTACACTATTGAAGCATTAGCCAAGACTGGTGACGCTGATAAGCGTATGGCATTGATCGAGTGGGGGCTTCAGGTTAACAACGAAGCTGCTCATGGCATTGTCGCTGGTATCACAGCAGCATAACCTAATCTTAACCCTTAAGGGGTGGGGGCATTAGCCCTCACCCTGATAGGCAGGAACTAATGAAAAGAATACTTGATTACGATCCGTTAACAAAAACAACTCAGTGGTTTCATTATGATGAGTCTACCAATGAGTATGGATTGGAGACTGAACAGGATCTTACCCACATCGTAGAAGCTAGTAAATCACAATTTAATCAAGTAGATGAACGTGCGAACTGGAAAGGCGATACTCATCGTATCGCTTCAATACCGATGAGCATTTATCACCAGTTAGCAAAAATATCGAATAACTTTAAGGATCAAAGAGTGATTAAGAAATGGCTAAACGATCCCGACAATAGAGTATTTAGAACGAGGCCAGGCAGAGTCTAATGGCAATATCAACGTATGCAGAGCTACAAACAGCAACAGCGAATTGGCTAGATAGAACAGATTTAACGGCCCGTGTACCTGAGTTCATTGATCTTACCGAGTCTACGTTTAATCGGACGATTCGGAATCATCGAATGATAACCAAGAATGACTCTTATTCACTTGATAGCAGATATGTCAACTTACCTGCGGATACCCTAGAGGTTATAAGAATCGTAGTGGATGTAAGCCCACAAATTACCCTGGAATATTTAACGCCAGAAGAGATAGCAGAAAGACGAAGTTCAAATAGTACAGGCCGTCCAGTCTATTTCACAGTTATCGGTGGAAGCACTAACCAGATAGAGTTATTGCCCTCACCAGATTCGACCTACACATCTTCGATTGTCTACTACACAAAGATTCCTGCACTGAGTGATTCAGCTACTACGAATTGGTTGTTGACCAACCATCCAGATATTTATCTGTTTGGAACATTGGTGGAAGCAGAGCCATACTTAAAGAATGATGAGCGTATGCCTATGTGGAGTGCTAGACTGAGCAAAGCTCTGGAAGAATTGAAATTGCAAGGAGAACGTGAGATGCACACAGGATCGTCACTACGAATGCGATCAAGGGTACTAGGATAAAATGGCTACAACAGCAAGTTTAGGACTAACGAAACCTACAGTTGGAGGAGACTCTGATGCGTGGGGTGGGTATCTTAATAATGACATGGACTACATTGATGCAATGTTCGCTAAAGCATCTACGTCAGTCACATTTCATGTTAACAATCAGAATATATCGGGTAGTGGCTTCAAGCTAGATCAGATCAAAATGGGCGATGACCGAGCATTACAGTTCGGAGCAGCTCCCGATTATTGGCTGATGTATGACAGTAGCAATACACAGTTT